CCGACGCCGTGCGCCTGGCCTGGCTGCGCTAAGCGGGCGACGTCACCCGATCACGTCCCGGCCCTCGTCGACCACGATCACGTCGCCGGCTCGGGCTGCTGTGTGCTGCGCCCGCTGTGCCTATCCCACAACGCCGGGGCGGGTGCGCGGATCGCCAACCGTCGTCGCTCGCGCGCGTCGCGGTCGCGTCTCGCGCCCGGATCGTCTCTGCTTCTTGGATCGCGCGTCGACGTTGTACCCCGCCGCTATTTTCGTTCTCTCTCCCCCGACCCGGCCCAGACCGACCGTGTAATCAATGATCTGGCGTGATGGGGCGTGGCGAGGCACGATCGAACCCAGACACCGCTGCCGGGCATCGGGAGGACCGGGTCTGCCCATCCGGTGGCCCGGGTCCGGCGCGGTGTCGACGTCCAGCTGCGCGCCCACCGGGCGATGGGCCAGCTCGAGGCCGTCGACGAGGGCCTGGTCGCCTTGGCGCGCACCCTGGCCGACACGATCGACGCCGAAGTCCTCGACACCGACGGATCCCGTTACACGATCGGCGCCCTCGCCGGTCGGCTGATGCCGGTGCTGCTGGAGTTGCGCGGTGAGCGCCGTGACAGCGCCTCCGATCTCGGCTACGACGCCGAGCTCCAGGCGCTCATCGCCGCGGTACATGACGCCGCGCGATCCCACCCGTCCGACAACAGGTGACGTCACCCTCGCCCACCTCGCCCGCCTCAAACGCGGAGCTCCCCTTCCGTGGCAGTGGGACGTCGCCGCCGTCGCCGGCGAGCTCGCCGACGACGGCGTCGGATTCCGCTACCCGATCGTCGTGCTGCACGTCCCCCGCCGGGCCGGCAAGTCGGTGCTCGCCCTCGCCGCCGCCTTGGACCGGCTCGACCTGATCGCGGACGCCCGCTGCTGGTACACCGCCCAGACCCGCGAGACCGCCGCCAAGCTGTTCAGAGACGAATGGTGCCCGATGCTCGAACCGCTGTCGCGCCTGTACCGGCTGCGCAAGTCGCAAGGCTCCGAAGGCGTCCACAAGCGCCGCGGCAGCTCCCGTCTGCAGCTGTTCGCCCCGACCCCCGACGCCTTGCATTCGACCAACGTCGACTGTGCGATCGTCGACGAAGCCTGGGCGTTCGAGCTGGACCAGGGCGCCGGCATCGAATCCGGTCTCACCCACGCCCAGCTGACCCGGCGGTGGCGCCAAACCTGGATCGTGTCGGCCGGCGGCACGATCGCTTCGACGTGGCTGGACCGCTGGCTGACCCTGGCCGAGTCCGCCGCCCCCGGCGTCGCCCTGTTCGACTACGGCGCCCCGCCCGGCGCCGACATCGCCGACCCCGACGTGTGGCGCGCCGCCCATCCCGCCTGGGGGCACACCGTCGACGACGCCGCGCTGCGCCACGAATGGGACACCCGTCTCGACGACGCCTCTTTCGCCCGGGCGATCCTCAACCTGTGGCCCCGGCCCTCGACCGTGATCGCCACCGCCGGCGTCGACCTCGGCCTGTGGGCGGTGGCCGCCCAACCGGCCGCCACCGTCGACAGTGTCGCCGCGATCGCGCTCGATGTCGCCGCCGACCGCTCGAGCGCTTCGATCGCCGTCGCCGGACGCCTCGGCGACCGCATCGTCGTCGAAGTCATCGACGCCCGCCCCGGCGTCGCCTGGGTCGCCGCCGCCGTCAAAGCCGTGCGCGCCGCCCATCGCGGAGTGCCGGTCGTCGCCGACGCCTTGGTCGCCGCGTCGATCGTCGCCGAGCTCAACCGGGCCCGGGTCACCGTCGAGGCGGTGTCGGGCGGCGACCACGCCCGCGCCTGCGGCACGTTCGTCGACCTGCTCGCCGCCGGCGCCCTCGTCCATCGCGCCCAGGCCGTGTTAGACGACGCCGTCATCGGCGCCGCCCGACGCCCGTTCGGTGACGCCTGGCTCTGGTCGCGGTCACGCTCGAGGATCGACATCTCGCCGTTGGTCGCCGCGACCCTCGCCGTGTGGGTCGCCCATGCCCGCCGGCGGACCGGACGGGGCGCCGTGGTCGTCGCAGCCGATTCGCCCGCACCCGCCATACCACCCGGGCCGGTTCCGCGGCTCCAGCGGCCCTACAGGCCCCGATCCGCTTGACGATTACGGGTAATCAGGCGCCGTGATCGGTCCATGGCCGCTAAGGAGTCCGCAGACGCCCCCGCCGTCACCTCCGCCGAGACGACACCGCCACCCGATTTCGACGATCTCGACGCGCTCAACCGTCGCATCGCCGCCGAGGGCGCCGCGGCGACCACCGCCGAGGCGATGAACCCGCCGCAGTAGATGGGCCGCGTCCTCGACGCCCTGTTGCAACGCGACGTCCGCCCGGCCGCCGCTTCGCCTGCCTTCTTCGTGGAGGCGGCGGCCGGGCGTGTCGCGTTGGCCCGCCGGCCCCCCGTCGCCCGGCTTCCGTTCGCCGTCACATCCCCGAATCTGGTCCCGATCGGCCCCGGCGACATCGCCTGGGGTGGCGCCGTGTGGGATCGCGACGCGGCGATGTCGTTGCCGACGATCAGTCGTTGCCGCGACCTGATCTGCGCCGCCGTCGGCGCCCTGCCGTTCACCCAGTGGACGGTCGATTTCAATACGGTGCCCGCCGTCGAGGCCCAGACCCCGCCGGCGGGGTGGATGGGCCGCCCCGACCCGAACCGGCCCCGCCAGTGGATCCTGGCGTGGACCACCGACGACCTGTTCTTCTACGGGGTCGCCCACTGGTACGTCACCGCCCGCTACGCCACTACCTACCCCTCCGCGTTCGAGCGGATCGTCCCCGGCGATCTCCACGTCGACGACCGCACCGGCCGCACCACCCTGCGTGACCTCGAGATCGACCCCGGCGACGTCGTCGAGTTCCTCTCCCCGATCGAAGGGCTGCTGTCCAACGGCTACCGGGCGATCTCCATCGCCTTGCAGCTCGACGACGCCGCCGACCGTTTCGCCGGCACCGAAGTGCCCGCCGGCTGGCTGCAGGAACAGGACGGCGGCGAGGACATGTCCTCCGACGAGCTCGCCGAACAGGCCCTGCTGTTCACCGACGCCCGCCGCACCAACACCACCGCCGCGGTCAACAAGTACATGCGCTACCAGGAGGCCACCTATGACGCCTCCCGGATGCAGCTCGTCGAGGGCCGCACCTATCAGGCGCTCGAGCTGGCCCGGTTGGGCAACACCCCGCCGTATCTGGTCGGGGCGCCGGCCGGCACCGGGATGACCTACCTGAACGGCCAGCAGGCCAAGCAGGATCTGATCGACTTCGGCGCCCTGCCTTACATCGGCTGCATCGAACAGACCTTGTCCGGGCCGAACGTGTCGCCGCGTGGCACCGCCGTCCGTTTGGACCTGGACGCCTGGCTGCGCAACCCGTTCACCACGACCACCGCCGGCGGCCAGGCCGAACCATCCCCGAACGACATCCAGCAGGCCTTCAATCCGGAGCCGACACCGTGATTCACGCCACCTTCCCGGGCTGCGCCCTGACCGCCGGCGACGCCGACGCCGCCGGGCGCACCATCGCCGGCGTCGCCGTCCCCTACGGGGTGCCCGGCACGATCGCCGACGGCCGCACCGTCATTTTCGAACCCGGCTCACTGGATGCCGCCACCCGCCCGCTGATGCTGCGCGACCACGACCGTACCCGCCCGTTGGGCCGGGTCGTCGACGCCGCCGACCGCGGCGACCGCCTCGAGGCGACCGCCCGGGTGTCCCGCACCCGTGACGGTGACGAGGCCCTCATCCTGGCCGCCGACGGCGTGCTGGGCGCCTTCTCGGTCGGGGCCGAGCCGTCCGATTTCTACACCGACGACGACGGCGTGTTGCGCGTCGTCGCCGCCGACTGGCACGAGCTGTCGCTGCTCACCTTCGGCGCCTTCGCCGCCGCCCGCGTCTCCACCGTCACCGCCCAGGAGGGAACACCTGCCATGTCCGACGAACCCGTCCCGACCGAGCCCGACGAGCCCGACGAGCCCGACGACGCCGAACCGAACCCGGACATCGAACCGGACCAGCCGGTGCAGACCCGTGTCGGCGCCCAGCCGATCCCGATCACCGCCGGCGCCGCCGCCCGCCATCCCAGCTCGCGCCGACCCGGCGACGGCGTGACGTTGCGCACCCTGGGCCCGCTGTTCCGCGACGCCCGCGCCGGCAATCGCCGCGCCCAACGCGACCTGCAGGCGACGATCAACCGGTTCAGCGTCGAGGCCGCCTTGGCCAACGTCACCCTGGTCGGCACCGACAACGTGTCGGACCTGTACCGGCCCGCCTACCAGCCCGAGATCGTGTCGATCGTCTCCCACGGCGCCCCGCTCACCGAGATCATCCGCCAGGGCGACCTGACCAACGGCGACTTCCCGAACAAGACGTTCGTCAAGTGGAACAAGGTGCCGACCGTCGCCCTCCAATCCGCCGAGAAGATCGACGTCAACTCGACCGCCGTCGACACGGTGATCGTGTCGGTCCCGGTGCAGACGTGGGCGACCGGCAACGACATCTCTAGACAGACGTTGGACTTCGGCTCGCCCAGCTTCTTGGAGGAGTACGCCCGGGCCGCCGCCGTCTCCTATGCCACGGTGATTGACACCTACGCGGCGACGACCCTGCTCGCCGCCGCCACGTCCACCGCCAGCCTGCTCACCGACAGCTTCATCCAGGTCGTCGGCAAGCTGTTCGCCGCGTTGAACCCGGCCAACGTGCCCGAGGGCCGCATGTTCCTGGCGATCCCGTGGGCGGTCGCCGCCGCCCTGATCCCGATCACGAACCTGAACGGGCCGGCCTACTGGAATATCTCGCTGGACCTGGGGTCGTTCATCCCGCAGCCCGACACGGGTGGTCTGCTCACCGTCGTCGACCCGAACATGCCGGCCAACACCTACCTGCTCGGCCTGACGACCGCCGCCACCTGGTACGACGCCCCGGGCGTCCCCTACACGCTGCGCGCCGACGACGTCGGCAAGCTCGGGGTCGACATCTCCGTGTACGGCTACGGGGCGCTCGGCGTGCAGTACCCCGGCGCCCTCGTCAAGACCGTCCCGGCCTGACATGGCCTGGACGTCGCCGGCCGGGATCGCCGCCTACCTCGGCGGCACCGTCGACCCCGCCGACCCGTACCTGCAGTCCTGCGCCGACGCCGCCGAGGCGTTCTGTCGCCGCAAACGGATCGAGGCCGGCTACCCCGACGTCCCCGACCCGACCGCCGCGGCGCCGTCGGCCGACGTCGGGCTGGCCGCCACCATGTACGGCGGGCAGCTGTTCCGCGAACGCGGCTCGGCCGACAGCTTCGCCTCCTTTGACGAGACGCTCGGCTTCACCCAGACCGGTGCCTGGCCGCGCATCAAACAGCTGCTCGGCGTCGGCAAGGGCCGGGTCGACACCCCCCAGTCCGATCTCGCCGTCACCCCGCTCGTGGCGAGGAGGTTGCGGTGGCCGCGGTGAGCGTGTTCCAAGACGTCCGCGACGAGCTCGTCGGCAAGCTCGTCGCCGCCGGGATCGCCGCCACCACCGACCCCCGCGCGGTGCCACCGTGCGTCATCGTGTCACTCCCCACCTCGTCGCCGCCCGCCGTCGGGGTCGGCGCCTGGCCCGCCGAGTTCCCGGTGTGGATCGTGTCGCCCCCACCCGACGACGACAACGGCGGCCGCTGGCGTCTCGCCCAACTCCAAGCGATCTTCGGGGTGCTCGGCTGGACCGGCGCCTACCACGACCGTTGGGGGGATCGTGACGCCCCCGCCTACCGCCTGCTGTACCCGGTCACCGTCCCCAACCCCGACTGCTAGGAGACTTCGATGCCGCGCACCGTCATGGTCCTGAACCATCCGATCCTGAAAGTGGCCACGAGCTCGGCCGGATTGAGTACCGGTCAGGCCGTCGAATGCCAGGTGACGTCGGCCGTCGTCACGGCCCAACCCCAGTATCAGACGATCCCCGCCACCGGCTGCGCCGGCGCCAGCCAGTCCCCCGGGCTCACCGGCTATCAGCTCGAGCTGGCCTGGCTGCAGGACTGGACGGCCGCCGCCCCCGGTGGCCTGTCCTATTTCGCGCTGCAGAACGACGGCAAGTCGGTGTGGTTCGAGCTGACCCCTGATTCGGCGACCCCGACCCAGAAATTGACCGGCAACGCCTACTGCGCGGCCGGCTCCTACGGCGGCACGTTCGGAGATGGCAGCGCCGCGACCGCCACCGCGACGTGGCCGCTGATCACCGCCCCGACGATCCCCGCCCCGACCGTGATGGCCGCCGAGGCCGAGGCCGAACCGGAGCCGGCCGCGGTGTGACCCGACCGAAGGGTCAACCTGTCGACCTGCATGCGACCGCGATCCGTATGCGGGCGGTGCCTCGCAGCGTCCTGATCGTCGTCGCCAAGACACTCAAGGACATCGCCGCCGAAGAAGGCGCGAAGGCTGGCGGTCCGCTGCAAGGCAAGAAGAAACGGGCGATGCGTCTCAAGGCGTATGACGACATCCGCGACACCGACAAAGGCGCGACGTGTCGGATCCAGGGTGTCAATCCGGCCGGATGGGTGTGGGTGACTGACGGAACCCGACCCCATGACATCCGCCGCCGCAAGAAGGGACCGATGCGCAAGATGACGGTACGTCACCCGGGCACCAGGGGGCAGCAGTCCTGGCGTCGGGTGGAGTCACGCGCTTCGCAGCTGATGATCGTCGCCTTCGACGCCGAGGTTCAGAAGGTGATCCGCTGATGGCCGAACAGGTCCGCATCGATCTGATCGCCGAGGACAAAGCGTCCGACGTGATCGATGACGTCGCCGACGCAGTCGACGACCTCCAACGGCTCGAACCCGAAGTCCAAGTCGGCGCCGACACCGCCGACGCCATCCACGGCCTGGCCGACGTCAAATCCGAGGCCGCCGAGCTCGACGGCACCGATTCGACGATCACCGCCACTCTGACCAATCAAGTCTCCGGGCCGTTGGCCGACATCTTCGCCGACTTGGACAAGCTGCAGACCCGGGCCAAAGAGGCCGGCGACAAGCTCAACGACGTCGGCCGCGAAGCGGGCGGGCCGAGCGGCGGCCCACGGCTCGCCGGCAACGCCGTCGCCGACTTGACCGGCCCGCTCGGCGACGCCTCCGGGGCCGCCTCCGACTTCGGCGGGGTGATGGACGGCGTCTCCGACATCGCCGAGAAGACCGCGATCAAACTCGGCCTGTCCGAGGACGCCGCCGCCGGCCTGGCCGGCACCCTCGGCGGGGTCGGCTTCCTCATCGCCGGCGTCGCCGCCGCCTGGTCCTACTTCTCGCAGAAATCGGCGGAGGCCGCCGCCAAACAGAAAGAGATCCTCGACAATCAACGCAAGCTGAACGATGCATTGAAAACGGGCGACGTCGCCAAGGCCGCCCAACAGATCGTCGACTCCTACGGTGACGCCTTCGACGCCGCCGACAAACTGAAGCTCGGCGTCGACGACGTCACCCGCTACATCACCGGCCAGACCGACGTGATCCCCGGCATGACCCAGGCGATCGGCTGGCTCAACGACCAGATCGCCGCCAACTCGTCCAACGTCGTCACTCTCACCCAGGACTTCAACGACAACCGCGACGCCATCGAAGACGCCCGCCGCCAGTACCTCGACGCCAACGGGGCGCTCGCCACCCAGGACCAGCGTCTCGCCGACGTCACCGGCGGCCTGGACCGGTTCGCCGACAAGACCGACGACGGCGCCAAGGCCCAGGACCGCCTGAAGCAGGCCACCGACGACAGCTCGGCGGCGATGGACGAGCTGCGCGGCAAGCTCAACATGGACCAGGCGATGAACAACCTAGAGACGTCGTTCACCACCGCCTTCGACAACATCCAATCCGGCGCCGGCAACACCGCGGACGACGTGTTGAACATCAAATCCCAGATCCTCGACGTCGCCGAATCCGCCCACGCCAACCCGATCGAAGTCGCCTCCACCTTGCAGAAAGTCGACCAGGGCGACCTGGCCGGCGCCAAGGCCGACGCCGAACGCTGGTACCAGAACAACCCGGTGCAGCTCACCGCCCAGCTCAAGCTCCTACGCCAACAGTTGGCTTGGGTCGGCGCCCCCGGCCAGGCGATCACCGTCACCGCCGCCGGCGCCCCGGTCGTCAACGTCACCCAGTACGTGCCGCGCGGGTTCCGTGGCGACGTCCTCGCCCAGGCCCGCGCCGCGGCCCGCCGCTCCGGCGGCCTGTACATGCGGGCGGCGCGATGACCCGCACCGGGGATATCGCCCCCCCGGTGTTGACCCCGCATCCGATCGACCCGACCGCCCCGATCGCCGCGTGGCGTTACGTGCCGCTGGTCGCCCTCGAGCTCCTCGGCCAAGCCGCCTACGTCTGGGATGACTCCGACATCGATGTCATCTGGGACGACACCACCCCGGAGCGGGTGTGGGACGCCCCGTTCGTCGGATCCGGATTCAGCGACGCCGTCTGCGACTTCGTCGCCATCGACGTCGACCCCGGCGACACCGACGACCTGTACCTGTTCGCGCCGGTGTCATGCACCGTCACGTTGGACAACCGTTCCGGCGCCTACACCCCGTGGTCGGCCGACGGCCGCCTGGTCTACTGGGCGCCCGGACGCCGCCTGCACCTGCTCGCCCGCGACGTCGCCACCGACGAGCTGATGTGGCTGTTCTCCGGGCGGGTCGCGTCGTGGACGACCGGCGTCGATGACACCGTCACCGTCGTCGCCTACGACGGCCTGTCGTGGCTGGCCCAGGAGCCCGGCGGCACGTGGACACCGGGCGCCGCCGGCAACACCGTCACCCAACGCATCACCGCCGTCACCGCTGCCGCCGGCTATCCCGACCGCGTCGACGCCGACGCCGGCACCGTCACCTTGTCCACCGCCGCCGTCGACGTCTCCTGGCTGGAGGCGATCCAACGGGCCGCCCTGTCCGACGGCGGCCTGTTCTATGGCGACGCCGACGGATCGTTGGACTACCGCAACCGGCTGTGGCGGACCGGACGCTCCGACCAACCCCGCGTCTACGCCGTGTCCGACAACATCTGCGACGCCGACGTCGTCGTCTGGGATGTCGACGCCGCCGCCGACGACGAACGGCTCGTCACCGACGTCCGCCTGGTCAACGAAGCCGGCCTGGCCTCGACCGCTGCCCTCACCGGGTCACTGTGGGCCGGCGACGTCCGCTACCGGCTGTCCCATCCCGACCCCGACCTGTGGCAGACCCAATCCCAGGGCGACACCTTGGCCACCTACCTGCTGGCCCAACAATCGACACCGTCCCTGGCGATCAACCGACTGTCGCTGTACGTCCAAGATCCACGCCAGCAACCCGAGGTGTGGGATCTGGCGGTCCGCACCCGCCGCGGTGACCGCGTCGAGATCGTCCACGACTTCACCGACCCCGCCGGCCAGCCCGCCCAGCTCGACCTGTATTCGATCGTGCTCGGCGTCGCCCATTCGATCACCCCCGAGCAGTGGGTGTCGTCGCTGTCGCTGTCGCGCACCGTCGACTGGCGCACCGTCGAACAGTGGGACCGCACCCGGTTCACGTGGGACGACCCCGACGCCCTGAACACGTGGAGGTATTGACGTGGCCAACCCGCCGATCACCATCGGACCGTTCGCCAACGTGCCGGCACCGGGTTCGCCGATCCGCTCCGACTGGCCCCAGCAACTCACCACCTACGCCGTCAACCTCGCCTCACGTGGCGAAGCCAGCACCGGCGCCGGCAAGACCGGCATCACCCTCACCGCTAGCCCCCAGGTCGTCACCAACACCATCATCGCCTCCGGCGGCGGACTCAACATCGTCGTCTTCAGCCTGACCCTGAACATCGGCACCGCCCCGTGCTCGTTCGCCGCGGAGATCCGTCTCGCAGCGGACAACTCGGTGCTGCGCAGCTTCTACGGGGCGGTCGGTTCGGGCGTCAACGGGTTCTCGACGACCGCCACCGGAGTGATGATCGAATCGGCGCCGGGCGGTTCCCGCGACTACTACGGCGCCGCCTGGATCGGATCAGGTTCGGCGATCACCGTCGTCCCGGCCTCGACGTTGATCCAGGTCTTCCAACTGGGGGCGGTGTGAGCACGTTCGGCGACTTCGACGACGCCGACGCGTTCGACGCCTCCGGTGTCGTCGACCCCCAGCAGGTCGCGAGCAAGCTGCGCCGGCTGTACGCCGAACTGGGCGACGGTGAGCATGACGCCGTCGGCCGCCGCCTCGTCGCCTGGCTGATCCGCCAGGGCGCCGTGCGCTGATGGGCGGCATCTTCTACACCGACGCCGCCGACGTGCTGCGCGCCGCCGGGCTCACCGTCGTCGAATCCGACGGCTGGCAGACACGGGCCCGCAGCTCGGGCGGGTTCGCCGCGCCGCCGCTCGGCGTCCAGTGGCACCACACCGCCAGCCAGACCACACCCGAGGGCGACATCGCCTGGCAGACCGAAGGCTGCGACGACGCCCCAGTCGGGAACATGACGATCATGCGCGACGGCTCGGTGTGGATGGTCGCCGCCGGCGCCGCCAACACCGCCGGCAAGGGCGGCCCGCTCACCTTGTCGCGCGGTGTCGTGCCGCTCGACTCGGGCAACTCGACGACATGGGCGATCGAAGTCGCCAACAACGGTGTCGGCGAGCCGTGGCCCCAAGTCCAGATCGACGCCTACTTCGCCGCCAGCAACGCCCTCAACGCCCACTTCGGGAACCAGCCGACCGATGTGTTCACCCACGCCCTCGGCGCAGGCGACGGCTGGACCGACCGCAAGATCGACCCGGCCACCGCGGCGGCCGTGCAGGGACCGTGGCGCCCGGCGGGCGTCAACACGAGCGGCACCTGGAGCCTGGCTGACATCCGCGCTGAGTGTGTTCAGCGCGCAGGCAGCGCCACCATCCCCGAGGAGGACGACATGCCCAAACCGTACGTGTACCGCCACTCCGACGGCCTCGCCTACATCGTCGCCGCCGAACTGGACACCGCCGTGTTCGTCGACGAGAACACGCTCGCCACGCTGCTCGCCTCCGGCCAGTACTGCGACATCGGCAAGGCCGGCTGGATCGACGACGATCTGATGCGCCGCCTCGTCGACGCCACCGGGGTCAACCCGTGATGTGTCCGCCGGCGAGCTCATCGCCGCCGTGGTCGCCACCGCCGGCGGCACCTGGATCACCGTCCATGAGCTGCGCCGCCGGGAACGGCGAGTCACCCGACGTGAGATCGACGAGCTCGGCGCCGAAATCGAGTCGCTGCATCGACTGCTACTCGAGCAGCGCCGCTACATCTACCGACTCGTCACAATCCTGATCGATCACGGCATCGACGCCCCCCCGCCGCCGGCGCCGAGTTTCGACCCGGGCGAATATGACGACTGAGCATGACGACTACTGACAGTCCGACGGCACGTAGCTGCCCTCGCCGGTCGCCGCCCGGACTGCCGCCACGGCACAGATCTGGTCGTGGGTCGGTCCGCTGTCATGGCCACGGGAACCCACCCACGCCCACACGAATCCGACGACGAACAGCACCGCGATCGCGGTGAGAACTTTGAGCCTGGACATCACAGCCCCAGCCTGGACCCGTCGGGCCTTCGCCAGATCGGGGGAATCCCGTGTTCAGCCACGATTCGCGATGTGTCAGACACCGCGCGAACCCGGCTTGTTGAGCAGTCGGGCCGCGGCGACCGCCCGGGTCGGATCGACCTGGGCGTAGATCTGCGTCGTCGTCAGCAGGGCGTGACCGAGCGCGACCTGCACGGCGGTGATGTCCTGGGTCGCCTCGAGCAGTCGGGTGGCGTAGGTGTGGCGGAGTCGATGGGCCGAGCCGGCGATGCCGCGTCGGCGCATGTGAGCCCGGACGCGCTGACTGATCGCGCCCGGTGTCGCGGTTGGGGCGATCACCGCACCCGACGTCTCGGCCAGTCCGGCCAACGCCACCGCCAGCCGTGACGGGATTCCGACCAGCCGGTCCCGGTCCCCCTTGCCGCGCACCATCATCGTGCCGCGCGCCAGATCGACGTCATCCCAGTCCAGACCGGCGACTTCGGCGCAGCGCAGACCGGCGTCGACCATCAGACAGATCGTCGCCGCCATCCGCGTGTTGGCGTCCAGGATGAGCAGCTCGACATCCTGGTCGCGCATCGGGCGAGGCAGACGCCGGCGCAGCTTGGGACGGCGGATGAGTTCGGTCGGGTCATGCTCGACGAGATCTTCCCGTCTCGCCCACAGGTAGAAGACGTGCAGGTTGGAGATCGCCACGGACCGGGTCGACGAGGCCAAGTCCCGGCCGTCGAGCCATTCCTCGACGTCGGCGCGGGTGGCGTCGGTCCAGCGCTCACCGATGTGCTCGAGCCACCATCGCAATTCGGCGGCGCGTTTGACGATCGTCGTCGGGCGTTGCCCATCGCGGCGCATCTGGGTTTCGTAGGCGCCCCGAAGCATCCACCATTTTCGAGACACCACGCCGTACCGTAGTCACCATGGGCAAAAATGAATATGCTCGCGTGCCGGAGTGGACGCTCAGCGACCGCCTGCGCAAGGCCCGCGAGGAAAGCGGGCTGACCCAGGCCGAGCTGGCCGAGCAGATGGGAGTGACGGTGGCAACAGTGTCGAGAGCCGAACGGGGTGCGGGCGTGTCGCATCGCACGCTGCGTCAATGGGCGTGGATCACCGATGTCTCGCTGGATTGGATCAACGCGGGATCGACGTGTGCTTGTACTACGTGCGCCCCAGGTGAAGCGGCATGAGCGCGCTCGGAGACCGCGCCGTGCGTTCGCTCGCCGAAGTCGACACCGCCGCGCGGGTCGTCGCCGACGTCGACCGTGCCCGTGACCAGGTCGCCGCCGCCGCCGAGGCCGTGGCCGCCGCCCGGGCCTGGCTGGCCGACGCCCGCCGCACCCTCGCCCAGGCCGAAGCCGACTACGCCGCCTACGCCCGCGGCCGCCTCACCCCATGAGCGCGCTGCTCGCCGCCGCGATCGTCGCCGCCGCCGCCGCCGCCATCATCGCCACCCGTCCGTCCCACGCCCGCCGGGATCCCGTGCCACCAGTACCCCGGCGGGCGATGGCGCAATTGCTCGAACGTCTCGCCCGAGACGAAGCAAGCACCGATGAGCCTACGACGTGAGCATCTACGTGATGGCGCCAGTGCTACGCGCCCAGTTCCCCGACATCGCCGGCACCGCCCACGACAAGGGCTGCCTCGGTACCACCCTCAAACTGATCTGCCTCGGCCTCGCCGACGCCGCCAACGAAGACGGCAGCGGCGCCCACCCCGGCATCCGGCGCCTCGCCGACTTCGCCCAATGCTGCCCCGACACCGCCGTGCGCGCCCTGCACCATCTCGTCCAGATCGGCGCGATCACCCAGACCGGCGACGCCCAACCGCCGAAGCTGGCCGCCACCTACCGGGTCAACCTCGGGTGGGTCGAGCTCGCCGTCTGCACCCGCCATCGCGCGTCCCAGCCGCGCGATACCGAGCGCGCGTCCCAGCCGCGCGGATCGCGCGGCCCAGAGCCGCGCGGATCGCGCGGCCCAGAGCCGCGCTCTTCCGTCCCTCCGTCCATACGTCCTGCCGACGAAGACGTCGGCGGTTCGGTGCCCACCCAGCCCCCGTGGCAACGCCAAGGCATCAGCCAGGCCGAGTGGCTGCGCCGCCACACTGGCATCGCCGATGCCTGAGCCACGTATCGAACCGCTGTCCGATTCCAAGGTGACCCTCGCCTTCCAGGGTCACGGACACGGCTACCTCCCCGCGCCGTGGTTCGAGCAGATCGCCAATCTCGTCCACCTGATCGCCGAGCTTGAGTCGATCCCCGGACAGCGCGCCATCCTCACCGTGTACGTCACCGTGGAGTCGACCGATGCCGAGTGAACGAAACGGACCGCTGTCCCATACCCAGATAGCCGCGCACGCCACGGGTACGATCGGGCTTGATGCAGCAGCTCCGGCTGGAGGACGCGCTGGGAACGATGCGAGTCGACCTGTGTGGCTGTGTGCCGGCGATGCACGTGGATGGCCGCCGGTTGATTGCCGGACTCAAGGCCGACGGTTACGGTCCGACCGCGATCGCCCGCCATCTCAACGCGATCGGAGCCTCGACCCCGAGTGGCCGTGGACGATGGTGGCCCGAGACGGTGATCCGTCACGCCGACCCGGGTTACCCGCTGCGCAACGCCGCCTACATGCGGTCCTACCGGGCCCGTCGACGGATGGTGTCATGACCGAGACGCAGGCATGGTTCGTCGTCGTCGAGCTGGCGGTGGTCGCCGTCGCCGCCCTGCTCCAGATCCTGCGCCGATAGCAAGGGAAAGGAGCTGTCATGGCCCTGACCGCTGCCCAACGTCGACGCCTACCCCGTTCGGCGTTCGCCATCCCGGCCCGCCGTGCCTATCCGATGCCGACGAAGGCGCAGGCCAGGCGGGCCGGGATCTCAGAGGCGCAGCGGGTGCGGCTGCACCGCAACGCCCTGGCCCGTTCGACGAATGCCCGCACCGGTGGCAGCTACCGGACGATCGCCCCGGTCGCCCGCCGCCGTGCGGGCGGGCAGGTGCGCTCCGTCTCCCGGGCGCACGGCACGGTCACCGCTCCCGGCTACCGCCACCGGTGACCGCCTACGGCGACGCCGAGTACCGGGCGGCCCGGGCCTGGCTGGCCGCCAACCCGACGCCGTGCGCCTGGCCTGGCTGCGCTAAGCGGGCGACGTCACCCGATCACGTCCCGGCCCTCGTCGACCACGATCACGTCGCCGGCTCGGGCTGCTGTG